GTTGATGAGTCTTTCATCTTTTTCATCTAGCGCCTCCTTGTGCTTGCCAAAGCTAACGCGGGCACTATTAACGATAGTGAGATCAGAACCCATGTGTTCCACGAGATCAACTCTGCCAATTCCGTCTCCATAGACATATATACTCCTTTTGGGCTCTTCTTTAAATAGTGCTGCCCTTGGCACTGTTGCTTTAATATTACTCATTGGAATCCACTCCCTCTTGGTCCTGTATGCGTCTGGATCACTCATGTTTCTATACTAACCCACTGCCTTCTTCGATGTCAAGAAAATCCTTTATGGCATCGAAATGAGCGTCAGCAATCTCCCATTGTGCTTCCTCAGTTAAGAGATATTTAGCGTCATCAATGTTTGTAAAGAATCCATTCTCTGACAGTAGAGCGGGCATGGCCGTCTTCCTGAGGACGTAGAAAGACTTGTTCTCCACAACCCTGCGTGGCTTTAAACTTGTCTCTGAATAGCGGTTAAGTAGCTTCTGAGCTATCTCGCCAGCAGTACCTGCGTTCCTGTACACAAAAACGGAAGCTCCGCGTGCAGACTGCGACGGGCCTCTAATAGAATTACCAATCGCATTTGCATGAATAGAAATAAACAGAGTTTTGCCTCGCTTGTTCTCTCGATTTGCGTTCCTAACGCGAGTAGTCAAAGATACATCTCTCTGCTCAAGCTCTTCCGGCATCACTGTCTCTGTGACATAGCAATCCTCAACACAATCGAAGACTTCGATTCCAAAGCCAGACAGGATTGTCATCAACTTACTAGCAACGCCACGATTAAACACACCCTCAAATATAGAAAGAACCTCGGGTTCCGTAAAATGGTACTGCTTACCACCTGGTGTCTGATACTTCTCATCAATCATCCCCCCGTGGCCGTAGTCAATAATAACTCTATCAAATCTCATTATTCTGCCCTCACAACCGCCATAATGTGGTTTCGCTCAACAAGGTGAAGCCTATTCCCAGAAAGCTCAATCTCACGAATGATATGTGTCGGAAGAACAACAACGTCACCATAAGCATATTCGCCACACGGATCGCTTACAACAGAAACAGCCTTGTAAGGCTTCTCAGTTGGGCGGTAGTCTTCCGGTAAAGCAATAGAATACGGATTTTCTTCTTCCTTATCAAAGCTAAGCTCAACTTGAATCCAAGGCCCCTTAGGCTCCAAAGTCATCATTTTCATCTCCTACATATTTATTAATAATCTTTTTGTTTGTTTGGTAAGTTGGTTCATCTAGAAATGCAGTAGTTAAACGTCCACATTTCTTACAACGAAAACGAACGGCTACATGCTCTAATGTAGCCTCTATATGGCTAGTTGGCAAGTAATAATGCTGTCCCCCTTCAGAACACCTATGCTTTTGTTCCCATCGGGGGAGAAGATGGTTAAACTTCACTCTTCACCTCTCTAGCATTAAGTAACACTAGAGGGTGAATAAGTCAAGCATTATTACTTAATTTCGCAGGATCCGCCCGCGCACGCTAGTTCACCTTGTAAATCTGTATCGTCTTGCATTTCTACAATACTGGACAGATCGACTTCCTGTAGTGCCTGTAGCATAGTGTTATACGTTTCCTCATCGCAGTCTTCGAAGGGAGCCTGGATGTACGTACCCCCGTCATGAGGCAGCACCGAGAGTCCGTTGTAAGAATTTCTATTCTCCCACATCCACTCGCCAACGTGTTCCCACTCATCTTCTTTAATTGTGACAGTGGCACTCACATTGTGGGTGTTTTGGCCCTTTCTGTGGCCCTTCTTGATCCAGTTAGAGCTAAACAACTTAACTCTTTCTAGCATCTCCAGAGCGCTTTCAGAGCGCAGTATTGAGCCCTCAGGGGCCTTCTGCGGAATCTGGATGACCGCTGTGTCATGGGGACGGAAATATTCATCCTCAACCAACTCCGGGTGGAATTCGTTTAGATATTGATAAATGGCCTCATTCTTGCCCACTCTAATCCTACGAATATAGTAAGGAGCATGCCATGCGTGGATACCAGAAGAAGTCCCCAACGTAAGGCTTGTAGTACCGGCTGGTTTGATACAGGTTGTTCTAGCAGCAGCATTTATTCCTAGCAGCTTAGCAACTCTAACATTCTCCTCCTTAACAATAGAGGCAGCCTTGCCAGTATCGAGTCCCAAAACCTTGCCAGATGCAATCCCAGTCATAGAAACACCGATAAGTGCGTCCTTTTCTGTTGCTCTCTTCCACACGGCACGAAGATAATGGAAATCTGTGTAGCTTGCCTGCAAAGTGCCTATGAAAGTCGCTGCCCTAACACGGTCGTTTAACTCCTCTTGTGTCTCAACATTCGAGACGTTGACTTCTGTTAAATTACAGAATTGGAATGGACGAAGAGCGATCTCACAACAAGGATTAGTTCCCCAATCTTTATCATATGTGAAGTAGAAGCCTGGTTCTCCTGCACCAGACGCTCTCACGCGCTTCCAGAGATCCTTAAAGAAGTCTTCTGTGACAATATGGCGCATTAGAACGATTGAGTTGTTGGCTCGGCCCCTCTGTGGGTTCTTCTCCCACCAACTTCCCGTCTTAGCTGCGATCATCTCATCGTCATCAGCCGAAAACAGGGAAATTAGAGCAGCACGACGAATGCCACCTGCCAGCACAGCGTCTGCAATGTAGCAGATCATGTCATGGACTTCAATCGGTCTTAGTTTATCACCATTCTCTTTTGCTTCTAGGATACCTTCAAGTTTAACCAAGCACTCTTTCAGAGGCTGTGGTCCGGGTGCCTTCCCACCCGATGTTACTAATCTACTGCCCTTGGGCCTAATGTCCGAGAAATCGAAACGTAACTTTGAAGTTCCACGGAAGTAAGACATCACCAAAGCCTTGACCGCATCGGCCCAGCCCTCAATAGAGTCCCCCACTAAATAACGGTAAGTTCTCTTACCGTTAGGCTTTACAATCTCAGGTAGCTTTTCAACATGGTGTGTTTGTACGCTGTAACCCACACCAGTGCCCCCCAGCAGGAGAAACATTATTTCTCCAAAAGCTCTTGCATCATCAACTGGCAAATAAGCACAGTTAAAAATTCTGTTTGGCGCAACTTCGATGGGCTTTCCACCGAACTGCATCGACCTCATAGAAGGAAGTACTTTCTTGTCATAAACATATTCATATGCCGCGTCAATCTCATCCTTTAACGCAGGGTATCTCTTTACATGCATTTCTTTATTACGAGTAACAAGTTCCTCGTATGTTTCTCTTCTGTATTTCTCTGGCAAGAACCTTGCATATTTCATATAAACTGTGATATCTGACAATATCTTCGATGCTATCTCCATTTTAAGTACTCTCCCTTTGTTGGCTTCTAAACTTTTTATACTTCTCTTTCAAAATATCTGACTGGCTCTTTGCTGTGAGTTCGTCTTCTTCGCTATCGCTAGGCGGAAGAACACGAATCTTAACATTACTTGTGTCCATAAAGATGGGATAAACAAGCCCGTCAGGTCCGTTGCGGTTTTTGGCAACATATATTCTACCAGTGTTGGAAGTTTTATCCTCCATGGTCCTTGATACGGTGAAGATAAAGTCAGCGACAAAGCACTTGCTAAATGCCTCTGAAATACTCTCCATAGTAATAACCTCCGCATTAAGACCAGACCGGTTAGTCTGCGATGCTGTCCACACAGGGCACTGAAACTCCTGTGCTATGCAGCGCATCTCTTCGTAAATAGACTCTAATTCGGTTCGCTTCTCTTTTCTTACCGTAACCGGTCGCAAAAGATCACCGTAGTCTACAATAATCAGCCCCGGCTCTATACCACGATTCACTAGCTTTTCAAGATGATTCTTGATAGTTCTCGTGGAAGCTGACTTTGTTGGGTATTCCTTTACAATTAATTGACCCTTCACATCCTGTACCTTCTCGTAGATTAACTCCTTGAAAGAATGCAGGTCGCTCAAGCCAACACCTGTGATGCAACTATCATAGCGAGATGCGATTGTAGTATCACTCAACTCAAGTGTGTAGTGTACAACAGTGACACCACGAAGCAATGCTTGTGCTCCAAGGTGGGTAAGCACCATGGACTTTCCAGCCCCTGTAGGAGCCACAACAACACCCAACTCACCGTTGCCAAGACCCTTGCCAGAAATTGAATCTATCTCCGACCATCCAGTAGAGATAGGGTTTCTAGCCTTAATTTCAAACCTCTCTTCGAAGTCCTTAAGATAATCATATCCAAAATTAGAATCACTACCTAATACTAAGGCATCATTAATAATTTTAGATATCTCATCAAATGAACACGTCTGCAAGAGGTCTACAGACTTAAGCATGGCCCCTTTCAGCTTCTGCTTACGGCAGAAGTCCAAAGCCTTGTCCTTAATGAACTCCGAGTCCTTCAAGGTTCCTGCTGTCATGATCCTAGCAAAGTAGTCACGAACTTGCTTCTGAATGGCTTCATTTTCCTTATCCATGTCAGACTTTATGACAGTGGCCATAATCTTCTTCGTAGGGTGAACACCATACTTTTCTCTATATTCCATAACCTTAGATGTAAACAGTCTAAGATACCCAAGTTCCAAGAACGTTATATCAAATACTTCCATGATTTGATCAGCAAATGGCCTGTCTTCCAGCATTAGAAGACACAACGCCTCTTGAAAGTTTTTGCCAAAATGGCTAAAATCTGTCCTTTCCATGTTTCCCTCTCGCCCCCTACTATAACTCACTTCTTTGATTGTGCAACTATTCTTCTCATGGCAATGGCTAAATCAGAATTATCCCACTCTCCAAAGCCATCTACCATCATCATCTTTCTCATCTCCGTAAGATTAAATTCCATCTCTGTATTTTCTAAAATATAGTTTATCTTTGACTTTACTGTTGGAGATAAAGAAGGACTGTAGAGTTGCATGAGCTTATAGTTCTTCTTTACTAAATTAATGTTTTCAAGTATTCTCTTGTGGACCAAAAGCGGCTTTTCAACTGCTTCACAGTGCTTTACAATATCCTCTATTAAGTAGTCGTTCTCTTCTATCATAAAGGAAAATCTTTTAGAAATTGTTTTTAGGCCTGCACCCTTGATCCCCTTCAAATTATCAGAGGGGTCTCCTGCTATCGCTCTTGCTAAAGCAAAATTGTTTGGATGGATGCCATACTGCTCAACGACTGTGTACTTATTTAGTACTTCTTTCTGTGTTGGGCGGTATATAATCGTCTTGTCATCACATAGCTGGTAGAAGTCCTTATCGCTAGAGATAATAACTTTTTGCCAATCTGCCAAACGCTTGTTCTGTACGATATATGAAATTATATCGTCAGCCTCAACATCCTCAATGCAGTATTGAATCACTGGTAGCTCATTAAGATATTCTGAGAGCCTGATCTGTTGCCAGATCTTATTGTCTTGTTCCTCGCGAAGCGTAAGATTACGTATCTCTCTATTTAAGCGAACTGGTGCTCTCCCAGCCTTATAATCTTTGTTAAGCCTTTTTCTCTTACGAGAGCCGCCTCCGCAATCCCATGCGATAATAACCTTATCAGGCTTTATCTCTCTACAGAGCTTTTGTAGCGTCTTTAAAAACCCCTTGAAGCCACCTATTGGCACTCCATTCTGGGAGAGGCTTGGGTCTACTATATACGACCGCAAGTAAATGTTCATGCAGTCAATTATCATTACTCTCTTCACGCTTCCCCCTAAAAAACGGTAAGGGTGGGATTCGAACCCACGGTACCTTCCAGTACGCTGGTTTTCAAGACCAGAGCCTTAAACCACTCGGCCACCTCACCTTTTGCTATTAACCCTCTGCAACCGCTGCGTCAATATCTTCGAAAGATTCAATGCTGCCCTGCCTATCACGATACTTACCAATGACTTCTACATCCATTAGTTCTAGTACCCTGTTCTTAAATTTAGGATCTTCTAGCTTTTCCATCCATCTAGTGGCTTGAAACTTTTCTGTTGTCCCGTCTTCGTAAACTAGCGAATACCACGCACCAGCCTGCTGAATGTGTTCCGAGCCCTTAATCGCCTCAAACCATGATTCTTCATCTAGGATTCGGACTTCATCTCCTCCCCACATAATCTGGAAAGTACACTGACGACGTTCTGTGCCAAACCTAGACTTCTTAAGTGTAGCCTTCACCTCTGACCCAATAGTGAATCCATTCTCATCCTTAACAAAGGCAGACTTTGCCTTTCGTCCTGTGAGCCAGATTCTGAGCGAGGCATTATAGACCATAGACTTACCACCTGGTGTTGTGTATGGCTCGCTCAAAGCCTCCATCCTCTGTGCATGTGTGCTGGCAATAACAGTCTTTAGCTGATTGAGGCCAAGCAACGTGCATTGCGAGTTAGCAATGGGGATTGTGAGCTTCTGGAAGGCCAATGAAAGCGTTCTAGCCTTCTTGCCAACTGAAGCATTAGGATTAAAGTCACCTTCCTTATCAGCTTCTGTAGGTGTGTTAGCAATGGAGTCCCAAATGAACAAGGTCTGTCGTTCTGTGGCTATAAATTCTTCCATCATCTCAAGAACTTGCTCAACAGTGACAGCCTGAATGTACATGAACTTCTCTGGGTCTGTATCAATCCCAGCCTTACGAATAAACTCGGGATCAATTGCGCTCTCAGAGTCAAAATAAACCACATAGTGGCCCATTTTCTGAGCATTTGCTGCTATGTTGACAGCAAGGTAGCTCTTACCTGTAGCAGAGAGGCCTGCGACCTCTGTAATCTTACCAACGGGGATGCCTGCCATCTGACCCTTGCAAATGACTGAATCTAGCCATCGGGAACCAGTGGGGATCCACTCCTTAACTTCCGTTGGGTTTTCCTCGTTTAAATCATGTGCGACACGCATGCCGTATTTCTTATTTAAACGCTTAATCATGTCGCCCATAGCAACATTACCTGTTTTCTTTTGTGCTCTAGCCACTGTCCCTCCTAATGAAAAATGCGAGGCATCTGTAACCCATGCCTCCCTGCGGTATAAGAGATTACTCTACGCCAGTATCGCCAGCGCCAGTATCCTCGGGCTCTGTAGCACCAGTGTCGCCACCAGTCTCCTCAGTGCCCTCAGACCCCTCTGTGGACTCTTCAGTAGTGTCCTCAGTGGTTTCCTCGGTAGTCTCCTCAGTCTCTGTAGCAGCGGTATCCTCGCCCTCCTCGCAGTCACCACACGCAGTTAGCGATAGGGCGCAAAGTAGGACAGACATCGATGCAATACTTCTCATAATCATCTCACTCTTCTCCTGTACTATTATCATCATTGTTATTGTTGATAGTGGGCTTGTCAGCCTCAACAACAACTTCCATAATATCGTTATTCACCTTAGTAGAGACCTTCTGAGTCTCATTCGTCTCATTCGTGGTGTTCACATTAGTGGCCACTTCATTAGACGCACCAGAACCAGTAACAAGCCAAAACATAAATGCTATAGCAACCAATGCACCAGCAGCCTGGATGTACTTATTCTCAATGATATTCTGCAAATTCATATTACCTCCAATATGCAAAAAAAATGAGGCACCTATTAGATAGAACTTGGGATAGTTCTTCAACCCGTGCCTCCCTGCGGTGGGGGGGAAACTAGATGGCAGCGCTAGTATTCATAAGCTCTTCCATCTTCTGCTCAACACTACTATTAGTGCTGCTACCATACTTCTCGACATTAGTGTTGCCTTCAGACTCACCTGCAAGCCACTCGTCCAGCATGCGACCGACCTCTTGTGGGGTCTTACGAGACTCAGCGAACACTTCGTCAAAATCTGGAATGTTCGTCATAGCCTCAGCAGCCTTCTGGCCACCTGGGTCATCAGCGAAGAGCGGCGACGACCGACGACGTGGCGTAATTGTTGTCTTCGGGAAAGATGCACCAGCAGGCTTTCCGTAGTTAATGACAAGGTCAGTCCCAGTCTCAGGATCTGTGATGTCATCGTAGTCAGGGTTCAGGGCAAGCGTCACAAGCTCCTTGTACGCCATCTTGCCATAGCCCCATAGCCGGACACCCTTATCTTCCTCACCTCTCACAATGACAGGAGAGAAGAAGCGCTGACGAGCCATAAGGTTCTTCGCCATCTTGATGTCTTCCTCACTGCCAGAATTAAAGAGCTGGCGGACAAACGAATCCAGTGGATCGTCCTCACCGAAGTTACGCTTCGGGCTTAGGAAACCTCGGTTATCACCAAGGTTGTAGTGGAACCAAAACTCCTTAAAGGGGTCTCCGTCCGAACACGGAAGGATTCGGATAGTCTGGTCACCATCTTGTGGCTTCCAGAATACGGACGCAGCACGTCCCTTGCCTTCCAGTCTATTCAACTTGTTTCTCATCTTTTGTAGATCAATAGCCATTTTATCACTCCTATTGTTAAATGTGGGTGGCTACCCTATAGTCACGACAGCTAATATTCCGTCGTGCTAAACTTGTCAAACTAAATTATTCTCGTCGTATTGGAAAGAACTAATCTCCCCACGTTGAGCATTATAGTTAAAAACTCTAAAATTGTTTGCTTGCAAATCCCAAACCAGTTCCTTGCCTGGCTCTTGAGTTGGCGACGTGCCTGTGCCTGTTGTCTTGGCGTCCAAGAAGCCAGGTGGCAGATCATCAAGCTTTGCAAAATACATTCTTCTAATTGTTCCATCATTCTTCACAAATGAACCAACATACGCTACCATTATTCCCCCTGTACCTTTGAAGTTCTTTGTACACAATAACCGAAGTCATTTTCGTAGTCAGTCGAATATAACCTGTACGAAATCTTTGTCAACCACTTTTCCTTCTTTTCTTCGATTTGGTTCTCTAAGGTAGAGATCATGTTGGACTCATTAAGTAGTGTGCTTTTATTTAAAGCGTAAAAATAACTTTTCTCTCTGGTAAGGTCCAAATCGTAGAACATTTTCTCCTCTGAAGTCTTGGTATCAAGTAACCCGATTGTTGATATCCTGCAAACATTTTCTCTTTCTTCGACCATTCCATATACATGCTTAGTTCTATTAAATACATTAATAAAGTGTAGCGTAGATGCGATAAGATCGTTGATTTTATCATAGTAACCTATCACGGGAAGATTGCCAATTATTTTAGCAATGCTTTCATTACTAACGACGTGTACGTCCTCTAACAAGGCTGATCTTGCGTACTGTTGTAGTATGCCAAAGGTTGCTCGTTCAAGCAACTTCTTTTTTCCTGTCAGGCTCTTGGGGTTAGGACGAATGTATAGTACAGATATTTTTCTATCTTTTATCTGTTCTAGTATCGCAAGTGTCATACCCGATATGTGGCCTGCCCCTCCTACAATAAATATTGTCTCTTCGCTTAGTTCTGTGAAGAAGGAAGATAGGTTGGGCGCGGAGCTTTCATAGTCCTCTGGACTCTTTTGCTTCGGGACATTGAAACATTTATCCCCTTCCACGCCAACGTCTATCTTGTAGATGTTGTATTGTGGGTATTTTCTAAAACATTCGGCTATGTTACAGCCTGCTTCTCCCAGTCCTATAATATCCATTATTCTTCGCTCTCCTCATTCATAATGACTATTACCATAGACTAGGTTCAGGCCCCAATAAGAACAATCTTCATGTTCAGGGTTT